GAGTTTAAACTAGACGAAGCATCTAGACAAACTCCATCACTCCATGCAAAGTATTTGGAGATACGTTCTCTTACCAAACTGCGTCTCCAAGAAGTAGAACTTGATCAAAAGGTTCTGCTTAAGAGTAAATGGCGTTACTATAATGGTAAGATGCATGAAGATGAAATCAAAGAAACTGGATGGGAATTTGACCCCTTTTATGGAGTTAAGGTTCTCAAGGGAGACATGAATTATTTTTATGATGCAGACCTAGATATTCAGAAGTCTGAAAAGAAAATTGTCTACTATAAGACTATGTTGGAAACTTTAGATGAAATAATTAATAACTTAAAATGGCGACACTCTACAATCAAGAATATGATTGAATTTAAAAAGTTTATAGCGGGGAATTGATATGGCTTTATTTGTTGACGAAGAGTTTATTTCACATGCTGGTAATAAACTAGGATGGAAGATTGAGATGGATGCACTCTATGTGACTGACTGGCGTTGTCTTGCCAAGATGATCCTAGAGTATGAAACACGTCCGTTTCGTAAAGCAGTAGGTATTCCCCGTGGTGGTAAACGTCTAGGTGATATTCTAAATGAATCTGCTACAGGCAATCCTGATGACCCTGTTCTGATTGTAGATGATGTATATACAACAGGAACAAGTTTCAGAGAATATATGATTGAACATTATCCTGATGATGAAACTATTTGCTGGGCAGTATTTGCCCGTGATGTAGTATCTGGACCTATTAATGTTCTGTTCCAAATGCCGTCTACTATGCGACCTAATCTCAAATAATGACAGATTTGGTAGTTAGACAGAAAAACTATTCTGCACTAGAAATCCAGTGTGAACCGCATGTTTCAAATGAGTTGACAGATTACTTCTCATTTGAAACTCCGGGTTACAAATACATGCCAGCTTATAAGAGTGGTAAATGGGACGGTAAGACCAGACTATTTAATAACCGCAATAATGAACTGCCTGTTGGTCTCTGGGAATATCTGTCTGACTTTATCAAACCAAGAAACTATACATTAGAAGTAGAATATGATAATCAGTATGGAGCACCTGATACTAAATCATTAGTGGACCCTAAAGAAGTCTATGAGTTTATTCAGAAACTAAACTTACCTTTTGAAGTAAGAGACTATCAGTTTGATGCTATCTGTCAGGCACTAAGGTCAAAACGTGCTATTCTGCTGTCTCCTACAGGTTCAGGTAAGTCTCTTATCATCTATGTTCTGATGATGTGGTATCTGGAACACTATAACAAACGTGTTCTTATTGTTGTTCCTACTACATCACTTGTTCAGCAGATGTTCTCTGACTTTGATAACTATGGTCTAGAAGCAGCAGAAGTCTGTCACAGAATCTATTCTGGTATGCCTAAGAATAATATTCCACAGAGAGTATTTATTTCTACATGGCAGTCAATCTATAAGTTACCTTCTACATGGTTTGAGCAGTTTGGTTGTATCTTTGGTGATGAAGTCCATAACTTCAAGGCAAAGTCTTTGTCAGGGCTGATGAATAAATCAAGAGAAGCAGAGTATAGAATAGGCACTACTGGCACTCTAGACGGCACACAGACACACAAACTTGTTCTGGAAGGGTTATTCGGTAGAGTATATAAAGTTACTACTACACGAAAACTTATGGACGAAGATACACTAGCAGACCTAAAGATTAATATTCTTGCTCTAAAATATCCTGATGAAGTCTCTAAGGATATTGTGAATAGTAAAGACTACCACTATGAGATTGACTATATAGTAAGTAATATCAAACGCAATAGATTAATTCAGAACCTAGCATTAGACCAAGATGGTAATACACTAGTCTTGTTTCAGTTTGTAGAAAAACATGGCAAGATACTCTATGATCTAATCAAAGAAAAGGCACATGAAAGACGCAAAGTCTTTTTTGTATCAGGTGAAGTAGATGCTGAAGTCCGTGAAGAAATCCGTGGTATTGTAGAAAAACAAAAGAATGCTATTATTGTTGCCAGCTTAGGAACATTCTCTACAGGAGTTAATATTAGAAACTTGCATAATATTATCTTTGCTTCTCCTTCTAAGTCACAGGTAAAAGTATTGCAGTCTATTGGTCGTGGTCTTAGAAAGTCTGAAGATGGTAGAACTACTGTACTCTTTGACCTGATGGATGATATGCACTATAGACAGAAAAAGAACTATACTCTTATTCATGCTATTGAACGTATGAAGATATACAAAAAAGAAGAGTTTGATTTTGAAATCTTTGAGGTTAAGCTATGATTGATTATGACGACGTTGACGACACATATAATGAAGAAGAACCTATACCTAGAGTTTTTAAACTAATTACAGGTGAAGAGATTGTCACCACTGTAACTAGAACTGATGAGCATTATTTTGTTGTTGAAGTTCCTTTAGAGATTAGATACAACTCTATCAAAGGTTCTCTTTTTCTTAGTAAATGGATGGTAGGTGCTGATTATTCTAAGGTAATGACCCTAGCTGGTGCTTCTGTTGTTTCTGTATCTGCTGCTGAACAATTGGTAGTAGACAACTATTATACATACAGAGAAGAAATGGTAAAAAGTCTAACCGAATCTGATGATGAAGACGAAGAAGAGTATAATGAAATCCTTCTAGAAGAATCAGATGACGATACACCAACTTACCATTAAGGTATATTCCCCGGTCCCTGAAAGTAAACTTATTATATACTAAGATTTAGAAGTTGTCAAGCAAAAAAATAACTTGACATACATAATATTTTATAGTATACTCTTCTTTATATTATCAACCAAAGGTATTACACCCAAATGAAACGTAAATCCGAAAACTATATTAACAATAAAGAATTTTCTGAAGCGGTATTTTCATATGTAAAAGAATGTAATGAATGTAAAGAGAATGGCACAAAAGTCCCTGTTGTTCCTAACTACATTGCTCTAGGGTTCAAACAGATTGCAGAAGGTCTGTCTCATAGACCTAACTTCATTTCATATTCATACCGTGATGAGATGGTTATGGATGCTATTGAAAACTGCCTCCGTGCTATTCGTAACTATAATATTGAAGCAGCAACTCGTACAGGTAAACCTAATGCCTTTGCCTACTTCACACAGATTACCTACTATGCATTCTTGCGTCGTATTGCTAAAGAAAAGAAACAGCAAGAGATTAAAGACTCATACTTTGAAAGTAGTTTTGCCTCAGACTTGATTGAAGCTGCTCCTGATCAAGATGCTAGTTCTGCGTATGTCGCCTATGCAGCGATTGAGACAGCAAAAAGACGTATGAATGAAAATGATGAGTTGACAGACGACGAATATTTTGATACTATGGAAGATACATTACCGAAAAAACGTATTCGTAAAACTAATGACTCTGATGTAACGGACTTTTTATAATATGAAAATTGCTCTACTGAACGATACCCATTGCGGCATTCGCAACTCTGGTGATATCTTTCTTGATAATGCTGCTAAATTTTATGATGAAGTATTTTTCCCCTATATGCGGGAACACAATATTAAACAGATTGTTCATTTAGGTGACTACTATGACAACCGTAAAGCAATCAATATTAAAGCTCTACACCACAATAGAAAACACTTTCTCGAACCTATGCGAGAACTGGGAATTAGAATGGATATTATTCCCGGTAATCATGATGTTTATTATAAAGATACCAATAATCCAAACTCTCTCAAAGAACTACTCGGCTTCTTCATCAATGAAGTTGCAATCATTGAAAAACCAAAAGTAATGCAATATGATAGTCTCAAGTTTGCTATGCTTCCTTGGATTAACAAGAGTAACTATGAAGAGAGTATGAACTTTGTTCGCACCTGCGATGCTGATGTGCTAGGCGCACACCTTGAACTGAGTGGGTTTGATATGATGCGTGGTATCAAGAATGAACACGGCATGGACCCATCTCCATTCAAAAGGTTTAAGAAAGTTTTGACTGGTCACTATCATACCAAGTCTAGTATTGATAACATTCACTACCTTGGCACTCA